CCACCTAATATGATGTCAACTTTTTGCTTAGTCCATCTGATTGGTTTATTATTAGTTGCATCAATACCTGCACCAGTGTAAATATCAGTCTCAACAAGTTTTGCACCAAGTAATTCTTTTATAGTTCTTTCTGCTTGCTGTGAAGTTGTAAATCCTATTGGATGCTTAAATAATCTAACTTCATCACCAATCTTAACTGTTTGCTGAATATCTGCAGTGTCTACATCAACTCCATCCTGTCCCTTGTAGAAGAATATATCAACTTGTGCTTCTGGTCTAGGTGCTTCTTCAAATTCAAATGTAGTACCACCCTCAAAGGTATATGCAGAACCTGGTTCTTGTAAAACTCCGTTTACGAATATTAAAAGAACTGCATTTAAATCAATTAATTGTGAAGTTGCATTGTTTAAATCCTTTTCAAAACTTAGTAATTGTCCATTGAAGAATAGTGGGAATCTTGTTCTTGAACCATCTTGTAAATTTTTAATAGTGTCAATAAAGTCTATTTCACCAAACTGCCAAGAAGAGAATTTATCTTGGAAAATTTGAGTGACCTCTAATTCAAATTCTTGTATTGGTGCAGATAGATGAGATGCAGTTACTAATCCAACTGGTTTGAACTTATCACCAACCTTGAATGAGTGTCCAGGTCTTGCAATTGAAAACTCTGATATTTCAAATGTTGTTGAACCTATACCAACTGTTGTTTTTGCTGCACTGACTTTAACATCGACTAATAAGTTTGAACCTGTATCTGTCGTTGCACCAATACCCTGCCTTGATATACCAATTACTGGTAAGTTATCATAGTTTGGTTCAGGTATAATAATCTCAGGATTCACATAACTTGTACCAGCAGAAACAATATTAAATGCAAGTGTACCACCAGCACCCACTACAGCAGTTACAACTGCTCCATTTCCTGCTCCACCTCCAACTCCAACTTGAAGAGTAATTGTGTTAGTTGTGGTTGCAATAATTGATGTTTGAATACCAGCGATAGGATCAGAATTAGGGAAACTTGTTTTCGATACTGCACGAGGATATGGATGGTCAGAGAAGAAATTATCTTTAGAACATTTAAATACTAATCCACCAGTATCAATACCAACTGTATCACTCGTAGTTAATCCGTGATTTGGAATTGTGAGAACAAGAGTTCCTGTATGTGAAGTGTAAACAGCATTTGTTGCTGTAAATGCATTACCAGCAAAGTTTGATTGTTTTATTGAACCTATACCAGCACTTACAAATCTATGTACATATGCTTGGTCTGTAACACCAATAGCAACAGATCCACCACGATATCCTGAACCAAAAGTCAAATCCTCAAAGAATTCAAACGCATTACCACCACCAGTATAAGTATGAGTTTGTGTATGAACACCTGCACGAACTTCAAATGTTCTATCAGATACTATTCCAACTACAAATAAAGATCGATCATGATTTGTAAACACTGTTGTACCACTTCCGACATTAAAGTTCAAGTCCTTAAGTTTGACCATGTTTGGTCTTTCTAAACCAAATCCGTGAACTTTATTAGTTGTGATTGTAATAATACCAGAAATGTTATCATATGCAGCAGTTTGAATACCAAGATTAAATCCTGAAGATGTACCTATACCAACGATACTGGTTAGTCCACCAGCAGCATTTTTAAATGCTTTTACTTTTGCACCTTGCAATGGAGCATATCCTGTGCCAGGTGTAGAACCTAATGAAACTATTAATCCACCTCTTGGAACTTGGTTTTGATTAATATCAAATTCGGATACAATAAAATCACCGTTTGTAGATGTGATACCACTGAACTCTACAGTTGATATACCAGCAGTTGTGTCTGATATAAATTCATAATTACTACCAGTGTTATTAACAGTTTTAGGAGTCTGGAATACGCCATTGATGAATAGAACACCATTTCCAACTCCAATACCTGAAGAAGTGTTTGCACCACCTACAGTCAATGTATATGTTTTACCAATACCAGTAAAGTTATCAGATATATCATCAAATAACATATTGGTTGTATAGTTACTTCTTAAGAATGTTCTACCACTAAAGTTTGCCCTTACAAAAGGTAGATTAGTTTCATCTCTTCTTGATCTATTATTTCCTTTTGGTGGATCAGAGAAGAATATTGTGCTTTCAACTATGTTAAATGCTCCTCTATGAACTCTCGCAATAGAGTTTGCTACGTGTGAAGTTGCTGCGATACCTAATTGACCCCTATCAACTTTAACAACTGGTAGAGTCGCAATACCTAGCGATACATCAGTTGAATCATTAATGACTCCAGTAGGTGTACTTGAGAATCCAACTTCAGTAACTTTTACATATTCATCATCGATTTTAAGGAAATCTCTTGGTGCAACAGAACCAATTCCACTTAATACAAATTGAGACAATCCAATACCAATGCCATTGTTATGTGTGAATCCATCAAAAATTCCTAAATTATGTGTGATTGAGGTAAATGTAACTGGTTGTTGAACAACACCATCTAAACCAATAATTGTTTTGGATAGTGATTTTTTCATTGTTAATTTATGAGTGTTACCTCCACCAATACCTGTAAATGTAACTGCATTTCCTGAAGAAACATATTCAGGTCTTGTATATAACTCAAATCTATTTTCATCTAGAACTTTAGCATAAACTGTGCTTGGTAAAAGTGTTGTGACTACTCCAGACACATTTGCAGTAGATCCAATTGATATTGCTGTACCAGCGATTCCTATAAATGTTGAATCTGGTGTGTATGTTAATTCTTCATTTGTATTGAAGAAGTGACTATTAATAATAATTGTGCTTGTTGTTGTACTAATTGTTCCAGATGGATTAAATGTTTTAGAATAAATTGGAACTTCATTATGCTTCAGTACAAAATCTTTTTTATTCGCTCTAAGTCCAGCAGCACCATCATAAGTTGATAAGAAAACTCTTTGATCAACTGTACCATAAGTTAAATCAGGAGGTGTATTATCAAAATCACTAGCTGTGTATAGTATCTGATTATAAGATTGTACTTCTATTAAAGAATCGAATTCTGCGTCGGGATAGAATCTTAAGTTTATATTATCACCACTTATCTCACCACCAAATGTTCCAATACCTGTTGTTGAACCTGCAGATACAAATGGATATTGAACAGTCACAACATCATCAACATCACGAATCGATATAACTTGGTGAACCGCTGATGTTTCTCCACAGGAGACTCTAACCAATGATTTAACGCTACTATCAAATAACTTATTTAATGTTGCATATGTGATTGTGCTTGCAGTCCCAGTAACATATCCAGATTCTAATCTCGCACTTCTTTCGGAACCAGCAGGTTGTCCAGAAACTGAGAATCTATATGTTCCAATACCAGAAGCAGTTGATCCTAATCCTACAATATTCGCTCTTACATCAAGGGTATTAACTCTATCATTTTCACACTGTAATTTTATTAAATTATTTTCAAATCTCGCAGTAATTACTCCAACCACACTATTGCTTAATTCTGTCTTTGTATCAATGTAAGTTTCAGATATTGTTGTATCAGTCCCATCAAAATCAACAACAACTTCATTGTAATTAATTTCTTTAGTTACACTATCTTGAACAAAAATAGTTGCATATAACGCATTAAAATCATAACTAGGGACTTCTAGTATAGATGATGTAGTTAATCCAACCGTTGTTGTACCAACACCTGCATTAACACCTGTTAAATCTACACTTCCAATTCCATTAGTTCCAATACCAGTCAAATCTGTATTAAAATCTATTTTTAAAAGTTTAATATCATGATCTTTTAAGAATTTTTCTGTTGGTGTGAATAAAAGATTCTTTGTTCCAGTCGATAATATTTCAGTATCAAAATCACCTAACTTAATAGTTGTAAAATCAGTTGTTTTTTCAAGAATAAAAGCGTTATCTTCAGTTGTTAAAGTAACTAATTCTGTAAATTGAGTATCAAAGGTATCAGGATCAACGATTTGTACGAGATAATTTGCAAAATCTTCAACTAATGGTTCAATAACAGTGTTAGTACTTTCAAATCCATCACTAGAGAAACCTTCACTAATATCATCGTGTAGTAAAACTCTGTTTGTCTTACATCGTGTAAAGTCAGTTAATGTTCTAGTTTTGAATGTTAAAAACTTGGATCCATTGACTCTAGTATCATAATCTCTAGCAAAATCAAAATTATTAATTGCATCTACTCTTTGCTTATCATTAAGTTCAAGAACATTACCGACATCTAATACGACGAGTTGATTTGATTCACGGACAGTTCCAAATCCAACTGCAAGGTTTGATGTGATTGCAGTATCAGCAAAATTCTTAAGACCAGATGGATGAACTAAACGATTTACTGGATTTACAAATTTTTCCCACTCAATCGAACTCTTTACTGTGTAAGATAAATTTTGATAATAATCATTATCAGGTATAACTTGGAAATCCTCATTTAACTTACCAATATCATCTAACCAACCATAATCTTGTCTGTTTGAAAAATCAGTTGTAAATTTAGCTTGATTATCTACAATACTTGTTATTTCTGCAGATACATTACTTAATTCACCTTTAATTCTATCACCTTTTTTAATTTTAAACTTACCATCAATTTTGATGTAATCATTTCTTACTTCAATTACTTTTAAATCGGTTATAACATTACCAACAATAAGAGTTTCTTTTAATTCAAATCTACCTCTTGATTGAATTGGTTCGATAACAGGATATTTTTTCTTATTAATTAAAGTGGCATAACCAGATTGGAAAGTTTTTGCAATACCTGGATTTGTTGTAACACCTGCTGTGCTAAACTTTAGTATACATTGTGTACCAGTAATATAATCATCTACGTCAAAGAACTGATAGTTATAATTATCTGAATTATATCCAGTTCCTTCAATACTTGTATTAGTTGATATTCCACCCTGTGTAGCACCTATTCCCGCTTCTCCAACTCTTTGAATACCTTCAACGTATACTTTATCTCCAACTGCAAAAGGTTGATTATCGAATCCATTTATTGGAGTCTCAAGGAAACAAGTCACAACTCCTGAATTACTAATTTGAACCGAGTTAATACCAACACCATTAGAGTTATTAATTGAAATTATCTTGTGAACTACTGAATCTAATCCAGTAACAGGTGATAATACATCAACTCTAGATATTGTTTGATTAGGTGTGAATGGTTGTAATGAAAGAGTATCAACAACAGTATTAGAAACAGGATTAAATACAATCAAATTAGGTGTGCTCATATAATCGGCACCACCACTAATAATATTAACTGAATCAATGATATCGAGATTGTCAATATTAACTACAGGTGATATAAATGCTTCTGGACTTAAAGTTTTATCTGAAGAATACTCATAACCAATATCAACGATTCTTATCTTTTTAATTCTTCCAATATTTCTAGATGATGCGATAATATTAGCATCGGTTCCGTTTGTACTCTTGACTGATTTAAATTGAGGTAATTTCTTATAATTAAATCCTGGTGATATAATATTTAAATTTTTGATTGCTCCATGTACTGCAGTTGATTTTGTGGAGTATTCTAGTTTATCACAATCACTTGAATTGTAACTTAAAAACTCTGGAACTTTTGGTGAAATATTAAAAGTATCTGCAGTAACATTAGATATCTTATATGTTCCATTATACTTACTGTCAATGAATCTAATTTCAGAGTAATTAGAAACCTCTGTATCAGCAGTGCTTATAAATCCACCTTTTGTTAGCCCATAATATAATCTGCCAGGTGAAGATTCTGAATATTGAACTGTGAGTCCAGCACCTATTGGATCTGTATTATTTGTTCCTATTCCTATTGTACCACCAGTTCCAACATTAAATGAAGGAGAATCTTGTGAACTTAAATATTCATTAGTAAGTTCTCTATCATAGAATAATTTAAAGTCAAAGTTTAATAAAGTAGAACTTGTTAACCCAAAGTTTAATTTAGAATTTTTAACTACATCAATTCTTGGATTTATTAATCCAATTGATTGATTGTCTCCACCAGTGTTTGCAGTTATACTTACAGTTCTAACAGGATTTGAGTTAATATCTAAAATAGTTTCAGATAGTTGGAATCTTCTACTACTTACTTTGTTAACAAAATAAGTGCCTGTGCTTAATCCAGTTGCTCCACCATCATAGAATACTTTATCACCAGTTTCAAATCCATGATCAACTAGGTCTATTTGATTTGTTTCAACATCTGATGCGTTAAATAAAATTGGATTTATAATTAACTTTTCAAATGCTTCATTATAATTTACAGATATAGGTAATGTGTTACCAAGACCAACATTGAGATTAGGTACTACATTAAGTTTAATAGTGTCTCCTTCAACAAGATTATGAGTCGTTGTATTAGCTGCAGCTACATTAGTTGATACTGTAGTAACAACTTTATCGATTTTTCCAGTTACCTGTTCTTTATCACTCTGGAAGAAATATAATCCTGAAGAAATTCCTGATTGTGAACCATTGCTATAGAAAAATAACCCTTCACTTGTACTACCTATTCCAACTCTAGTTGTAACTAGACCAATATTATCCTCACCTTTGTCAATCACAAAGACTTCAGTAGAATTAACCCCAATAAATGGCAGTTTAAATTCAGTTACTAAAGGTGTACGACCAACATCAAAACGATTTGCACCATTCCTTTTATTTAAAGTTAGTTTTTGGCCAGTCCTGAATGGGTGGTTTGGTATATGAATTGTTCTAGTTGGAATAGATGTTCTCTCAACAATCTCACCAACAATTCTATCTACACTAATCGCACCACCCGATGTAGTTCCAACTCCAACGGATTGAGGAGCATTGAAGTATATAACATCATTCTGTTCAGAATTAAATTTCTTTGTTTGTACTGGAATACTAATTTCATTATTTAATACATCAACATTTGATCCAAGAGTATGTGCAATACCAGTATGTCTTTGTACTCTAATTACTTTTCTTAAGGGATAGATGTTTAAAACTCTTAATAATTCAATATCATTAGCATTGTCAACATTACCTGAACCAACTCTTAATGAACTACCAACAGAAATAGAATTTGGTATTTGTGTAACAAATATGTCTTGAATTAAACCACCAACAGATCCAATCGTCATTGTTTTTGCAAGTCCAATTCGATCAGTTTTTACACCAACATTAAATGAATCTGTTAAATTGACAATCGAACTACTCAATCCTGATATTGAAACAGCATCTTGATCGTTAAGTTCAATAAATGGTAATTTTTTCGCTACGACTTCAGTTCCACTTTTCCATTCAAATACTGCATCCTCAAAACTTGTAAGAGTTGTGTTAATACTTGATATTCCAATACCAACAATCTCGTCAACTTCAGCACGGAAACCTGAACCGTTAGTGCCTGTATCATCAAATTCTGTAAGATCACCAACTTTATATCCATCACCACCATTAAGTATAGTTATTCCGTCTACTCCACCTTCCGTTACAGCCTCTATTTTTGAAATTTGCCTTATTTGTTCATAAGATTCAATTACAAAATCATTTCCAGCAAATTTTTCATCTACATTATATGGTAAAGTATTTCTTCTTAATCCTGAATTATTAAAATCAAAATCTTGGTCTAAAATTTGATTTTCCGCAATAAATGGTGAGCGATATGTATTACCAATGAAGTATGGGTATTGCCCTTCTAATTTATTTGTTCCAGTTCCTAAACCTACTGTAGAAAAATATGCATAAACACCATTTGGAAATTCTGGAGTCTTTCCAAATCTTCCATTATGAATATCTAAATCTCCAGAACCATTATATACATGATCTTGAATAAAGAATCCTGCTGAATAACCTGGTGGACGATTTGTTACTCTATTAATATCAGTTACATAGGAAGGTTGTATAATTTTTAAATCAGAGTTAATATTATCAGGATCTGAATATCCAAAAGGTCCATATATCGGATTACCATCATATGCCCATCCAACAATTGGAGAGTGCCCTGTTATATTACTAAATTCACCACTCGAAGTTACATTAAAAGTATTTTCAAAATTATTTGCAATATCCTGTGAATAACCTAGTATACTAAATCTTAATGATTCTTCTTTTGTAGATAAGAATGAATCACCAAATCTATTTGTATTATTTAAAGTTAGACTTCTAACTCTAGCACTATATGCTCCATTAGAACCTCGTGAAAATGCTCTAACTTCTGTAGCGATACTACTATAACCAATACCAGTATTAGTAACAATTGCATCTATTACTTGACCATTTTCAATCACTGGACGAACTTTAGCACCTGAACCAGTGCCTGATGTTATAACTCTAATTTCAGGTAATGAATTATATTCTCTACCTCTGTTTACAACTGCTACATCAGTAATTTTACCATTTACAATAATAGGTTTAAATTCTGCAAATTTACCATTTTCGATAGTAACTTTGGGTACAACTTCTTTATCAAGAGTGGTTGAACCATAATTTGTTCCTTCTTCGTATAGATAACCACCAATAAATTTACCTGTGACAATGGGAGTAATTGTTATATCACCTGTAATTGTTGAACCATAAGATACATCAACGTTTACTTTAATTTTAGGGTAATTAAATATTTGGAATCCTTCACCTGAAGTTGTAAAGTCAGCATATTTACCTCTATTATAGTCAACTATTGAAGTTCCACCTACACCAGCATCTGCTAATTGGAATGTATTATCTGTTAATTTTTTAATATAATAAGAAGTCGTTGTAGATAATCCTTGTATAGGTGTTGTCTCTGCAGAATACTCTACAATTTCTCCACTATTAAATCCATGATTATTAAAAGTAACAACATTCAAAGATGTTGAAATACCAGTAGGTTTAACTCTTAATTTACGATGTGTATATCCAGAACCCTCTTCTAAAACTTTGACTGCAACTAGAGTATTTTTACTTTCAGTTCTAAATTTATGAATACCACTTGCAGCTGTATCAGTTGATAATCCTACAGTGTTAATTCCTGTAGTTCCAAATAATGCATCATTTTTACTATTAAATAATCTAACTGTAGATGGATTAACAGATCTCACAAAATATGGTGAACCATCTGATAATGTACTAGCAACTATATTTGCTGGATCATAAGCAGTTCCAATCCCAATTGGAGAATTACCATTTGATCCATAGTAGACAATTTCACCATTATCTAAATTATGTTCTGTTTTAAATGTAATAGTTTCATTGACAATATCTACACCACCATTAAAAAATACATCTCTACTATCAAAGAACAATTCTCTATTTCTTGTGCCTAAAATTGGTTTTAAAACACATCCACTTCCATTACCCCCAGTGAGAGAAATACTTTGAATCGCATCAATATCAAACTCTTGAGGGTCAACGAATACTTCTTTAACTGTACCTTGTATTATTGGTTCAACAGCTGCACCAATTCCTCCAGTGCTTGTTTCGATACCTACTATTGGAGGATTAACAAGATCATATCCACTTCCACCATTTAATAGGTCAACGGATTCAAGAGGACCATAATATATCTGATTATCTGAAATAGGTGAACGAATCTGCACACCATTTATTAATATTCCAATATCATTTGTAGGTATATCTTGATTGGAACTAACAAATAAATTTTGAGATAATGGAATTTTCCTTAATATCTTATCTGGCTCTAATGTTCTACTTTTATGTTTTTCTAATACAAATCTATGAACATCACTTGTTGAAGTAGTTGGACCAACTTGAACTGTGCTTGCAGATCCTATTTGAGCTAATGAATTAAATATTCTAATTTTCGTAATATCTTGACCTGGTTGAGGTAAAACAGGATCTACAAAATATGTTCTGCCCGAATCTAATCCAACTAGTGCTTCACCCTCTGGTAGATAAGTTACAGCATCACCTTGAATAAATTTTATATTTCTACCAATATTAAAATTTACAAAACTATATCGATCATTTAGAGGATTAAACCCTTCAAGTCCAGATGCAGTTCCACCTATAAGAGTTTCTTCAACAATATCAGTTGTTATATCGTAACTTGGTAAAGAGTTAGATGCAACATAACCATCAGCATTCCCGTCAGTGTATACACTTAAAGTATCTGCAATAATTGTATTATTTCCTTGAGTAATGCTTACTCCTGAACTTGTCGCCTTCTCAACTTTTCTACGTATATCATATAGTTGATTTGCATCTTGATTAAATCCAGCAATATTTGATACTGTTATCTGATTTAATCCTACGTTTATACTTGCGACAGTACCACTACCAGCTATAACCTGTTCGTTTCTTTTTAGAATATCAAATCTATCACCAATTTTAAGAGATGATTTATCAATCGGAGTTTTTAATGTGAAAGTTGAACCACCAATAGGTATATCAACTTGGAATCTTGAACTTGTGTTATAAATCCAAGAATTAGCAAATATTTGTTTGTAATTTTCATTATCATTTTCAATTTTTTCACCAATATTTTTTACAAAGAAGTTTTCACTTTCATTGACCAAACTTATATCAGTAATTGGAACTAACTCTGATAATACACCTGTAATTCTTAAATCAATTCTTTTTGATAAATCACCATTTTCATATCCAAATATTGTTTCATTTGATCTAATATTATTTGCAGTTCCTAAACCAACTCCAATTCCACTACACCCAAAAAACTGATTTATTGATTTTGATGTATAATTAATTGATGAATTTGCACCACTGATAACAGTTCCAGTAGAGCCAAAACCAACAGTAGAATCAACATTTATAATAGATGAACCAGCTGATACCTGATCTAATATTTTTGTATTTCCTGGTACTGTAAATACACCCTCAATCAAATCACGATCACTAAATCCAACAAATAAAGCAATTTTATAATAATTTTTACCATCTCTTTTTATAATTTCAACTTCTGATACAGATGCATTTGTGGAAGTGTCAGTTGATTTGAATATTGTTTGACCAGTTAAATTTTGTGGTTCTCCAGTTGGTGTAATTAAATCTGCTACAACCACTTCACGACGTATAAATTCAGCGTCAGATGGTTTTATAAGATTACCTTCCAAATCAAGTATTCTAGATTCTACACCATATAATACTTTGAATAAAATTCTAATTGATTCTTCTATACCTTTTGATTGATAGAAAGAACGAGCAAACTTAACAAAATTACCTACGTCTAAAGTATCTGCAAAGTCATTATTTTCTAAACCTGGTAAAAAAGTTTTCTTCATTTTTTTGAAGAATTCTTGAATAAACAGAACGGATAGATTTTTTAATTCTGAACCAGATGTGTGAAAGGTTGCTGTTGTTTCATTAAATTTTAAACTTTCTTGATTTATGTTTAACAATGAGGATGATACACCAACATTATACCCAGTGATACCACTAAATCCACGTACACATCCAGTGAATGATGTTGAAGTAATTCCAGTATAAGTGATTATCTCATCATCTATTTTAAGAAGACCGTATTCTGATGGAAATCCTTTTGTGCTTGGAACATTTATTGTAGTGTCAGTCGTTGATATTCCAGCAGAAATAGTTGTTAATCCGACAACTACTTCAGGAACAAGATTATCTACTTTTAAATATTGATCAAGATTACTAATGATATCAGTTGGACCACCTTGAAACTCTTGTGAAATAAAATATTGTTTAAAAAATTCTGTAGCATTAGGGAAATCAGATACCACAAATTCAGGCAACTGATTTTCAATAATCGTATTGACTTGTATTCTTCTGTCAATTTGTGACATAAATTATTTCCTCTCTAATTCCCCGTTAGAGTAACTTGATGTATAGTAATCCCTCTGGAACACAACTCCTGAAACATCTTCACCTGAAGCGATTACATCTTTAATTGTATTTATTGTACTCTTTGATACATCAAAACTGAGATATAAGTCTTTCAATCCTACAACATCATTCGATTCAGGGAATGCTTGAACTTCTATAATATTATTATTACTTACAGTTGATGTAATATTGATTGTGTTAAGGATAACTTCACCTTTCATATAGTCAACTACACCTGCATCCTTAACTATAACTCTTTGTTCACCTCTATTATTTTTTATCACAACACTGAGTGTTCCCATATTACTACCATCTAAATTACCAGCACCATTTTTATTTGGAACATCAGTAATGTATGCAATATCATTAAAACCATTTATTGTAAATCCTGTGCTTTTAATATTAAATCCTGCTGGATTTATATTAAATTTATTACCAAAACAAAGTTCATATTGTGCAAATTGATTTAATAATGCTTTTAAATCTCTTCTTATAATAATTTTTGTAATATTTGATGTTATACCATTGTCCACACGATCAATTAAAGTATTAACTTTACTGAATTTAAATCTACCACCAAATTTATTTAATTCAACATTAGAAGCGTATGAGTCTAATGTGTCTATAATTGAAGTTCTTAAATTAGATGCAGATGCAATTTGTGATGGATTGTAGTATGCAGTCGTATCAACTTCCACATATAGTATTTTTAAGTCAACTATTTCAGAATTAATACCAGCAATAGCGTAGTTTTTTAGCTTATTTTTTATTTGTGATTTATCAAAATCTGAAACAAAAGTACCATTCTTTGGCTTTATACTAATTTGAACTTTACCAAATTGAGGTGGATCTAATTCTTCTCCACCAACAACTGCGACAGATTCTGTTTGGGGGAATATTGTGCTAATTATTGCTTCATAATCTCTTGGTGTAACTGCCCTATATTGTGCTGAATAGAGTCTTGGAGCAAAATACTTAATGGAAGATACATCCTCAACTTCAGAACCGTTAGAAGCGTTTGTAACTGTGTTTATTGATATACTATCAGATGGAGTAAAGAATGTTCCATCACTTTTAGTAAAAGAACCTTGAAAATTGAAATTAGATGGACCGTTACCATCTTCACCATCGGTCACAATATATGTTACAGTCACCACTGAATTATTTTCTAACTTTCTACCAAATAAACCATCACCAAATAATATTTCATATTTTTCATCCTGTACTTCTTGTGAAAGAAATATCTCTGAATTCTTATCAATATTTAAAATATTATCAACCATTGAATATTTTCTACCAATTCCAACATCTGCTGAACCTTTGACATAAACTCGAATAGTTGAACTATCAATATTAGGACTATCAATTATAAATCTTTGATCTTTAGATGTATCGATTACGAAAGTTCTTGATAAGTATGTGCCTTCATAAACTGTGATTGGATCATCAAATTGAGCAAAAGATGTCCCTCCTACATCTCTAATTCTTGATGAAGTAACATTATCAGGTAAAGAGAATCTATATGTGGTATTCTCTGAACTACCAACACAAGCAAGTCCTGAACGTAGAGTTAAGAACTTTGTAGTGCTATCATTTGTTGCTCCAACATTTACATCAGATATATTAATTGTCGCTGTTGCAGCGGTTTTTGAACGAGGTACATATCCAATATTTCTTGCGAGTGATACTACATTCTCTCTTATGGTGGCAGAATCTAAAAACGATTCATTTGCAACTAAATTTGCATTAAATGCATTAATATATGTGTTATACGCTAAAGTATCAATTAAAACTGAAAAGTTAGAACCCTCAAAATCAAATCCACTAAAGTTTGAGTTTGAACGGAGAAAATCTTTTATTTGTGCTTTGATTCCATCAAAGTCTAAATTTGTAAACTGAGTAAAGGGCATATTATCTTGTTGGTTCTAATAAAAATGTAAATGTTTGAGTTGGTACATTTAATCCAACAATATCAAAAATAAGTTTAATACTAAAAGTGTTATCATCAGGTCGTGCACTTGGTTCGATAACTAAATTATCAACTCTTGGTTCAAAGTTTCTAATCGTATCTCTTATTTGATCTTCAATCGTAACAAGAGTTTCACGAGAAAAGTTTTCAAATAAAGAACCACGTATGTCTGTTCCAATTAAAGAGTTAAAAAATCTCTCAGTTGGAATTGTTTCGACTAAATTTCTCACTGATCTTACGACTGCTCGCTCATTTGTAAGCACAGGCAAGTCTTTTGTCACTGGATGTGGTGAAAAAGACAAACTTATATCCTTAAATGCTCTTGATTTACGTACAGTCGCCATTATTAATGCTTTTAGATTTATTTATACCCTATCTTGCATAATCATTCATTACATAATCATCACTATCAAAATATTCAAGTATCCACCAACCAACACAACGTGGATTTTTCGCTCCACAAGTAAAAATATCAATGGCAACACACTGTTTTTCTGGCCAAGTGTGACAACATAGATGACTTTCTGCAAGTGAAATAGTACAACTTACTCCATAAGGGTCAAATTGATGCGTATAAGTGTTAAGAACCTTCAAACCCTCTGTTTTACAAGCATTTTCACATACTTGTTCTATTTTTTCCTTGTCATTTAACTTATCAAAGGGTACATTATATACCTCAATTAGTAAATGATTGCCCATATGAGCATTTTTAACATGTTTTTCCATCATCAATGATTCTGTAGTCATCTTCAAGTACCTCTTCAAGGTAATTTTTGTCCCAATAATCGTAATAATTGGTTTTTGCAAGTTTTTTTCTTGCTTCAGTTAGTTCTTGTCGTGGTTGACAAAGAACTAAGTTGTATTTTCCGTTATTTGTCTGTATTCCTTGTATGTATGTACTAGTTTTTCCGTGATCTGCAATAAATTTATAGTCAGGATAGTTTTGATTGTAGTCATCAACCGCATTATACAAAGAATTTGAGTCTATATCTTCTTCAACTATATGAATTATAACATCAAAATCGGAATTTGGCACAATTTGATGTAATTTTTGTTCTTGAATACTAAAATTAGCACCTGATGCATAAGGACATATTGCAAAATTACCTAATTCTGGTCGAATTTTGGATATTTCTCGAATCCAATTGAGTATATACTTACTCTTCTCGTCTTTCATCGGGTGTTGTCCAGAAATAATCATCACAATCACCTAATCGACCCCAGTTGACATCGTTCTCAACCTCAAAAATACGTGTTGATACCTTAAAATCAGGTATTTTAACATCTTGAGGTGTCATTGAGGTGTCAAAGATACGACATCTGTTGTTTGGATAGAGACAATACTGCCCATTTCTCAATTCGATGAGGTTAAATGACTTATGTTCATCAGGCATTTCGCTTGTTGAGGCATCAATTTGGTCAAAATCACCATGATAGTTGTCTAAAGTGCAAATATACTGTCCTTTTTGATTTCCAAAGTGCCTTGTACGACATTC